GCAATGCCCATAATGGCCCCTGCTGCAATGCCAATACCCGCTGCTGTTTTGCCAAGCGCTTCTTCCATGTCTTTTCCGTTTTTGCCTGCTTCTTCGGCGGCCTCGCCAGTCTTTTTGGCCATGTCTTCAGCATTGTCGCTAATGTCTTTGAAGGTATCGCTGTAATCCACTGCTGATTCAGAAAGGCTATAAGCACTTGCATCCAAAGCAGACGAAAGGTCTGCAAACACACCCGTTAAAGAAGCTGTCAATGCTTGACTGCCTTCCTTGAAAACGCTGGAATAGTCAGCAGCATTTATTGCGCTACCAAGAGAAGTAGACATGCCAAACCCTTTAGGCAAGGCCGAGGCGGCATCTGCGAATTGATTTTGTCCAGCACCGCTGATGCCGTTGGCAATCAGTTCAACATTTTTATCAATCCTCTCTTGTGTTTTTGCTGAATTCTCAAGCTCTTTCTTTGAATCCTCAAGCTCTTGCAGTTGATCTTCCAGGTTTTTTATGACCTCTTCCCTGGCCTGCTCTTCTGTCTTAACGCCAAAGAGAGCACTCAATTGATTTTTAAGCATGTCTTCCACGGGCTTCATAGCAAAGTCAAGGAAGATGGTCACCACTTGATCAGTAATGGCTTCTTGGAATTTCTTCAATGCTTCTTTAGGATCACCGCCCATGATCACTTCTTTCATGAAGCCTTTGTAGCTGTTTGAGGCAGATTCGACAGAGCTCTTAATGAGGTCCATGGTTTCTTGCTGTGCCTTGAGAGCATCAGCATTCTTTAGTGCCGCGATAGCGCCTTCAAGGGCGACGATATTGTATTCAACCTGCTGTTTGGCAAGATCACTAAGGGCTTCCTTATTTTGTGCAATGGCGCCCGTATAGAAAGTCAAAGCGCTAGTCTCATCTGCCGTAAGAGCAATGCCTTTTGCTTGTTTACCCTGAAGGGCATCAACACTTTTCTGATATTTTTTAGTCTCTTCTTCATTCTTTTTGATAGCCTCGCTCATCTCATAAGAAGCCTTATAAGATTCCTCTTGGTAGTCAATATATTCCTGTGGCATTCCTTTGAGCTGAAGATCGTTTCTAATTTTGGTTAAATCATTCTGCAATCGTTGTTCGGCGACGGGGAATATAGTATTAATGTTTGAAGCAATAAGAGCTTCGCGTTTTGCTAATGCTTCTGTGGTGGCGTTGATGGCAACAAGAGATGCTTCTTCTAAAGCGTTGCTTCTTTCTAATTGCTCTACCTGCAAATTGCCGCCGGCTTTAGCTTCACGGCGTTGCATTGTGTAGCCAGCGCCAGGCTTCTGCAAATGCCCCACCTTGTACGATTGCCCTTGAGGGCCCTGCACACTTGCTGCATAACCCAATCCGCCCTCTTGACCCACTCCCATTAACGAATAACCAGGAGCGAGGCTCAATGGAGTATTGACCGGGCCGGCAAGGTCAATGCCTCGATGAAAAGTGCTAGCGCCGGGAGCGGGTGCGCGACGAGGGCCGTAACCACTTGTCATTGTCAACTGACGCCTGACCTCCTCGGAGAACAAGGCTCTAGCCTCAGCTTCAGAAATTCTTCCACCGTCAGCCCTCCTCACATCAAAATGAGGACCGCTAGATATTCCCGTGCTGCCTTGGAATAGCCCAGTGCCGCCGCCTTGAACTCTTCCAGTGCCTGCAGCCACAGCAGTATTTTGCGCTGTTGCAAACTTCAAAGACGCTTCTACTGCTTTTTGTGTCGCTTGTCGCACTGTATCGATGCGATCAAGTTCAATCTTTTGTAAGTCTTGCTGGAATTTTTCTTGACGAGAAGCAATGGAATCAAGGCCGGCAAGTTCGTAGTTGTTACGAGCATCAATAAGATTTATTTCATGCTGGAATGCTTGGTCGCTCAATGCCGTCAAGCCATCGAATCTTGACTTGTCTATGGCATTTTGCCTATTGGCTGCATCAATAGCATTCTGCTGCTGCTGACTTGCTAATCGCGCAGCATCTGCGGCGGCTTTGTCTGCAGCAGCCTTGGCGGCGGAGTCTTCTCCCGCACTTTCTGGTGGTAGCGTCCCTGGAGTGGGGATATTAAGCCCAAGTCTTTTCGCCGTTTCCGCCGCCTGAGTTTCTGCAGTTTTCGCTTCGCCTAAAGCAACTTTGCGTTCTCCAGCCACTCTTCCAAACTGAGCCTTTAATGCCGTCATCTCCTGACCGGACGGCACTCGTATTTCTCTGCGTCCGCCGCGAGTGACTCCTCCTGCGACGATTCCGGCTGTCAACTTAGAGCCCTGCAGTGCAACGGCTTCTTCAATGGTCAACCCTGTTGGGGTAACCCCTGCTTTTTGCTCTTTCGTAGCCCTTGCACGAATTCCTTGCAAAGTTCTTAGTGCGGCAGCGTCGGCTCGGCCTTCTGCCAGGATATTTTGAACGGCCATTGATGCCTGCGCAACACTTCCAGTTGACGCTGCTTCAATGGCAGACTTTGCTGCCTCTCGTGAAGCTTCAGAAGCTTCTTTTGCGCGATCTCTCATTGTGGCAAATGCGCCAGCAATTAAAGAAATGCCTGTAACAACAAAGCCAATAACGGTAGCACCCGCCAAAACTCTAAGAGCTGTAGTCAAACCAATTACTTTGATTGAGGCGCCAGATGCTTGTATTCCCAATACACCAAATGCTCCCGAAAGTGCATTTGCGCTGATCGCAGCCTGCCCTAGTCCCAGCGCCGCCGATACGGTCTTCAGCAAAAGCAATGCTCCCATTACCGCGAGAGTCGCAAGTCTCATGGCCTGAAAACCTAGATACAAAGAAGTAACCAGAGAAATGGTAGTTGTTAAATTAGATCCAAAAAAGTTTAAAATTGGCGACAGCACAGAGCCGATGCTGTTTGCTAAATTAAGCACAAAAGTGCCTGCCTTCGTTAGCTCTTCTGTAAATTTTTGCAGATCTTGAACTTGCTTGTTTATGGCGGGGTCTTGCGCCGCCCTATTAAGAGTTTCATATCGCACGGTCAGTGCTGCGACGTTTTGCTCTGCGGCTTTAATTTCCTTCGCGTCCACACCCGGAGTGGTCTTAAGTTCTCCAAGATCCTTTTGCGCTTGCTGCAATTGAGTAAATGTGCGCTCAATCTCGCCAGTGGCAATTTGCGCTGACATTGATAACTGCTTTAGGGAGGCCCCCAGTGGACCAAGGATGGCCTGTGCTGCGCTATTTGCTAATGGAGCAAAGCTTTCTAGCGTGCGCTTGAAATCACCACCAACTACGTTGATCAAGCCTTGCATGGATTTACCAGCGGCCTGCGCCCCTGTGCCAAAGCGATTCATTAGCTCATCGCTTACTTTTGCAAATACCTCCCTAAAACGATTCCCAACGAATTCACCATCTTCCATTGCCTTGCTGAATTTTTTGACTGACATGCCAGCCGCTTTTGCGAAAATAGCCAGCGCACCAGGAAGCACGTCCCCTAACTGGCCTTTAAGTTCCTCGCTCATGATCTGGCCTTTGCTGGCCATTTGTCCAAAGGCGTAAATCACTCGTTCTGCCTTATCGGGAGTGAGCTGTAGAGCTGCAGTGGCTGCGCTAATGCCAGTAAAGAGTTTTTCAATAGAACCGGAATCAAATCCCGTGGGCCCCATGGAAGCATACAGTCTCGTAAAGCCCGTGCGAGTGGTTTCGAGGTCTAGACCGAAAGCTCGCTGAACATTATCAACATACAAAAGCTCTTTGCCGTAAGTACCCGTGTCTTGCGTGGCAGTTTGCAAAGCGTTGTTATATTGCTGCTGCGATTTGGCTGCATTTAATACTTGGCCGGGTAAGCTTGTAATAAAAGCCAGCCCCTTGTATGCAGTGCCGTAAAGAAGCACTTGTTTCGCTGCTTGTGCAAATTCTCCGGCAAGATTTTTAATGCCGCCTATTAGTGGAATTTGTGATGCGCTAAAGTTTCGCATCGAAGCATCGGCTACTTTTAACGCTTCGGAATACTTGAGCGCATTTTTGTAATAGTCAGATGGAAGTTTACTAGACGGTGCATAAGGAACAATGGCACCTCCGCGCTGAGGGGGCTGCCCGCTGCCAGTAACTCTGTCTCTTCCTCCTCCGCCGGTAACGCCACCCGTGTAGGGAACTATCGCGCTGCCCCCCATCACGTCCATTTCGCGCTGAGCAGAACGCATGCGAGCCTCTCTCTCGCGACGCGCAAAACGGTCGGTTAGTGCTTCGCTGTAAACATTGGGAGCCCGCCCCATCGCTTCTGGAAGCAATCCTGCAATACGAGCAGGTGGTAGCGCTGGCTGGACCGAGGGCAGAGCGCTGCGTCCCATATCAGTCACCCGAGCCCGTCCGGTAAACAATCCAGCGCCAATGCGCACTCGTGCTTGTGCAACTTTTATTGCATCATCAATGGACCTCATCAGTTCATCGATGCTGCGATCAATTCGAGCTTCTTGTGCTTGGGCGGCTGCCTGTTCCAAGGCATCCCCGATCACCCTGAATAATCGCAAAGTTCCAAATTCAAATTCACGAGGATCAAAAATTTCTCGTACTCTTGCGGCTTGAATTGGAGAACGCCTTTGCACCATTTCGTCGGTCAATGCAAGCTTTCCTGGCCCCTCTTCTCCCGCACCAAGTTGGCGCATCATCTCGTCCCTAGCACTCCTCGACGTGTACCTTGGAAGCAATCCAACGGGCCCTGCGGCGGGTCCAATGCCGCGATAGGCAGGAGGAAGTGCTCCAGCATTGCGACTTGGCCCAATGCCGCGATAGGCAGGAGGAAGCAAGCCAGCGGGTCCTGCGGCGGGCGATAGCAAACCGGCAAGTCTGCCCCCAGTCAGCAGTCGAGTGGATGAAGCGTTAAGAATGTTTGATGCCGCCTTGAGAAATGCTGATTCCAGCTTCGGCCCAAGACCGTCTAATAGCTTGGCAAAATCATTAGCACTTCCCGTAAGTTTGACAACGCTTTTTGCCAATGGAACGCCCGCAAACGCTGCCAGTCCGATAATTAAACTAAAGCCAGACAGTTTGGAGGCATTTTGCTGAACTTGTCCTCTTAGTGCAGTGAATGAAGATATGGCCCTGTTAATTTCAGGGTATAAAAGCCTGAGAACATCAGAAGACAGTGTTCCAGCAATTGAAGATGCAGCTCTTTCAACGCGCCTTTCTATAGATCCGCTCATCAACGGAACATTCCCTAGCCCCAGTCTTTTACCTTGTACGTTGGCAGTGGTCTTGCCTGTAGTTGCAATACTTTTTGCTATACCATCAAAAGTGGCTTTAATTTTTTCTGCTGATTTAACTGCATCATCTAAATCTCGGCTAAGATCATCGCTGCTTTTCTTCATCCGCATTTCCATGTCGGACGCAGTCTTGCCAATCATTCCTTGAGACTGCATGAATTCCATCAGCCCTGCAGCACCCTGCGGAGAACCCGCAAAGCCTTTGCCCTTGACATTGGCCTTCACATCAACGCTAATTCCCGATAGCTTTTCTTTTACTGCCGCCTTGAAGGCATCAACGTCTTTGCCTGTGATTTTTGGTGTTATGGTGGTTGGAACCAGAATCTTCTTGGATCCGCCTAGAACTGCCGTGCGTAAGCCGGATTTAATTCGCCTAGCATCTCGCTGCGATAGGCTTTGAACAACTCCAACTCCCACCTCGATATTGACGCCCTCAAGGGTTTTGAGACGCTCTTGAAAGTTTTTGACTTTTTTGGATAGATTTTCTAGTGTCTTGCTTTCAATTTTTACATCAAAAGTTTTACCCTTGATATACCTGCTAAGTAGTCGATATTCATTAGCAATTAACTTTCTATCAAACTTAAACGGCACATACAATGGCTGGCCGTTCAAGCTGGTTCCAACGGTATTAAGCTGCCTGCGAAGAGATGTCAGGTCAAGACTTACCCTCAGCTTGAGTTCGGCGTCTTGAGCTGCCATCTTGCCTTTTCTTTCAACAATATCTTTATTCTATAATGGTCAATCTTGATTGCGACTACTAAAAGCTTTGATTTCTTCAGCCAACAAAGCAATTACTCTGCCATCCATCACGCGGCTCTTCATCAAACGCTGTAAAACCATCAGACTTTTGTCAGTCACGCCATTGTCTTTCTTGATTTGTTTGGTATCGAAAGGCAGGAAATCGTCAGGCTTCACTTTTGATTTTTTGCCGCCCATCATCCCTGCAGCCATTGTGCCAAGCTTGGCCACGGCTACGCTTTGAATGTTGTACTTACTGACATCGTGCTTCTCTAAATACTTAAGAGCCGCCTTCACGTCGCTAATGCGTTGACGGCCAAAGTATTTGGCGCTCCATCGCTCGTCCTTAAAATCAGACGCCGACAAGCGGAAGTAAAGCTCATTCCATGGAGTGAGCGAAGTGAGGAACTTTCGCGATTGTGCCTCTAGGCGCTCGGCGTGGGAGGAGTATTCCTCTTCTGGGATTTTTTTGCTCCTTCGGCAGCCTCCTTCATTTCCGCTTCTTGTTCTGCAGAGATGAATTCCACCACTTTTGCAATGGCACGACGCGGCAATGCTTTCGTGTCATCAAGCTCCCAATCACTCAAATCTTGCCATTCACCATCAACAAGGCCTTGCCCGCGAGAGCGTACAAAAGCCGTGACCATACGAGCATTAGTGCTCTCCACAGAAGAGCCGCTTGTGATCATGCTCATTGTTTCTTCTGTGTATTCCGAAAGAAGCTCAGCTTCAGTGATGGAACTACCACCACCTTGAAGCAAGGAGAATGCCTCATCAAGGGGAATGCCTTTAGCCGTGGCGATACGTTTAGCTAGCTGTACGGCACGAATGGTAGCCTGACTTTGAAGCTTGCTGATTTCTTCTTGCTCAATGGCTTCTGCCACTAACCAGCCGCCATACTTCTTCATGCGGATGTTAGGAAGAAGCTGAAAAAACTCTTCAGTCTTTGTTTCCAGAAGGAAGCTGTATTTGCTCATGATCGAGAATGTTTAGCATTGCGTTGAACACCTTAACACGCTCATGGTTAGAGCGGAAGTCAGAAGGCACTTCAACAAAAAGGGAATGACTTTCGTTCGTAAGTCTAATAGTAGTTTCCCTGCATGACACAAGACACAGAATGCCCACTTCCAAGGCAGTGCCTTCAATTAGACAGTCAATGGCATGGACAGTTTTGTCGTCGCTCCATAAGTAGTCAATGTTCACAAGCCAGACTGCTCCTTTACTCTTGCCATCAAGGCTTGCTTTAAGATACTGCTTTGAAACTTTAGAGGCATGGCAATTTCCTCTGTCCACCGCCTAGGCCAACCTCCGCTAGTTCCCTGTCCTTCATGTACGTCATGAGCGTAATGATAGTCACGGCTGCTAGTCGCATTCCAATTCCATGAAGCTTCCACAGTAGAACTACTAATTACCACGTCAAAAGTGTCCCGCCCGCTATCAAACAATTTTCCTAGATCATAAATATCACGAGGGGATTCCACCACGTCACGATTTTTGCGCCTTGTTTGCCTGCCATAATCCCATTTACTCATGTCTTGAAACTGACCATGCCAATAACCATCCTCGCCATTTTCGGACGTACCATTAACATCCTTTCGCGCCCAAGTGTCAAAAGCCGCCACAAGCTTTTGCTCCAGCGCCTTGCCATTAAGAATCTTGGCTCCAGTGACAACAAAAGTCATTGCGAGATCAATGGGCGAAGAATAAGGTCTGGGATAAGCACCCTGCAACGATCATAAGAAATGTCCGCACCAGGAAAGTAGCGAAAATTTAAGTCGGGGAATCGCCTCATCAATCGGTCCATGGCCAATGAAACATTTTTGTCGCCAGTCGTGTATTCTGTCAAAGTGATTTCCCAGAGTTGATTATTTTTTACAGTACCACTAAGCGCTGAAGATGGACGAGGTTCAGCAAATTCTCTAATGGCCACTTCCATCCCCTCCACTTTGAATTCAGGAGGTACGCCTTGTCTGCCTACCACATAAACGGCAGGAATGGTAGAGCCATCAGGCAGCGTGTAGGAGCCAATCAAATTGGGACTAGCGCCTAGAAGCGTGGTAATAATGTCTCGTAATTGAGCAATGTTCACAATAAAAAGCCTCCCCGTAAGGAGAGGCTAGCAAAGACTATGGCAAAGAAGGTCAGTTAGGAGCCACAGGGATGATAGTGCCAGTGTTTTCAGCATTCTGGTGGATGCCAATGCGGCCACGGCTGGTCAAGTCGAAGGTTACTTCAACAAGATTATCAGCAGGGTAGCTTTCGCTGTAGTTCATCACACAAGCAGCAAATGCCACGCGGTCATAGTAGTAAGTGGTGCCACTCACTCCCAGTTGCTTGTTGATCTCCACATACACTTCATGGTTCTTGTCATAGCGTGAAGCAGCAATCACTTGGAAAGCTTCATCAAAGCTATTAGGAATGAAGACAGTGCCATCAACGTCCTTCTGGAAATAAGAAGTGACGGAAGCAGTGGCCTGAGAGGTGACGATCACGCTATCAGCAAAGCCGCCACCACCAAGCAGGTAGAATTCGGTGTTGCCGTCGTTAAAGGCCACAGAAGCCGTTGTAGCAGCTTGCAGCGTATAGAGCGTAGGAACGCCGCTAACGG